GGATGACTACTTTGTAGCCACCCTGCAATGAAACAGTGCTCGCGAATTGCTTGATCTTCGTACGAAGAGTATCAATATTACCTTCTTCTGAACCATTAATGAGGATATGATCGAGATCAAGTTCATTACATAGTGCACGAGCAACAGTTGTTTTACCAAGACCTGCAGAACCAGTGAAAAGCATATTAGGCAATTCACCAGATTCTACAATCTTGAGAAATGTATTCTTTAAATTAGTAGGAAGAATACAGTCTTCTATTTTAGAGGGACGATATTTCTCGACCCAAAGGAAGTCATTAGACATTTACAAAAGCTCCATAACAAAAAATAATTATACCACAAATTAAGCCAAATGTAAATGTTTATGCTGCTTCCTCTTCTTCATCATCTTCAAATTCTGCATCAGCTTGCATTGTTTCTACAGCTTGTACCATTTGAACTGCTTGATCGCGAAGAGTGCCAATAGTAGACAACTCTTCACCTTTAAAACCTCCACGCTGTGTAATTGCATCAACGACTGCAATAGTACTGCGTGCGACTTTATTACCTAGATCCATAAGTTGATCTACTTGTTCTTTATTTGCCATCTTATAATTAACCTCCGAAGGTAGATGTTTTTTCGAGTGCGATCCAATATTGAACGTTCAACTCTTTGTGAATGAACCGCGAAATAAACTTTGAACTTAGTTCAACACTATAATCACCAGGAATAATCTTGAGATTGTTAATGTTAATAACGAAGCTAAAGTTAGGTGTAGAAAACTCGCCATCAATATCAATTGAAAATGCATTTGATGTTGAGTTTTGTGATTCAACCACAGAAAGACACAAAGAGCCATCTTTTACAGAAACAGATACTTCACTATGGCCTAGAGTAGCAGCTGCTTTCTTTACTTTATTAAGGGTGTCAGAATCAAGATTAAACTTGACTTCTGCCTCAGGCATGTTAATGTCTTTCTGCGGTGTTGTTAGAGTCTCTTCGGGAGAGAAGAAGTACCTAACCTTTGAACGACCAGTCGAATCACCAACAGTAACTGACTCATCTTCAAACTGTAGTCGAGGACCATCAACCAAACCAAGAACACCAATGAATTCATTCAAATCATAGATGCCGAATGGTTGCGGGAACTGTTCTTCTACAACTGCTGTAGCGAGAACGTTCTTAGCCTCTGAAATTGTTTTAATTGTATTACCTTCTTTGATTAGAAGGTTTTGATTAATACCTGAGAAATTTCTCAGAATATTTAGTGTGTTATTAGATAGTTCCATCATATACCTCATTCATTAATATAGTAGTTATTATACCACATGTACATAGGTTTGTACATAGTTAAGCAACCATTTTACTAAAATTCTTTTCTTTCTTAAACTCAATTTTAGTATTAAATTTTCCATCAAGAACTTCGCCTTTATGAGATATAACAAAAACATTGGTGTCATTATCAAGTGTGTGCAAAATCTTTAATAGATTCTCAATACCTTCGTGGTCCAAACTTGAATCAAATGTTTCATCGAGAATAAGAAGGTTTGTAGCTACAGAATTTTTCATCTTAGCAATTTGTCGCCATGTAAATAGAAGTGCCAAATCAATTCTTTGTTTTTCTCCTTCTGAGAAGGATGCATATGTAAATTCATCGCGATGGCGAGAGCGAATGGTTTCGTGGAATGATTCATCAAGATTAAAATGTACGAAGAAATCTAGAACTTGAAGATACTTATTAATCAGCTGATTCATAACAGGCAAGTATTGTTTAATAATTTTTGTTTTAATACCAGTATCTTTTAGCATTTCGTTAATTACTATATTATAATTAAACTGCTCAGATAATTTTAATTTTTCTTCAAGTAATTGTGATTTTGATTCTTGATATTGAGTTAGCTCAAATTTGGCTTTATCTAAATCAACGCTAACTTCTTTATCTAAGAATTTCTGGTACTCTGCAATATCTTGCTGGAGTTTTGAAATCTGTTGCGAGTTGGAAGTGAGTTCCGATAACCTAGTTCGAAGCGTAGAAAGTAACTCATTTTGCACGCCAATCGCTTCTTCCACCTGGAGGCCTTCTTCTCCAATGGCCTTAAGCGCTGTCTTCCCGCTATTCTGAGATTCTTTTTCTGCCCGTAAAATCTCATGTTTATGGCTGTCTGAAATGGCTTGGTCACATACGGGACACGCCTCATTCTCTTCGAAAAAGGTGATCCGTTTCCCGATGTCGCCGAGACGCGTTTGCCTATCTTGACTTCTGAGTAGTAGGTTCTGTTTCCTATCCTGTAGAGATCCGAGCCCGTCTTCGGCTTCAGATATTGATTCATCGAGTCCGACGCTAAGCTCACTATTCTTAGTCTGTAATTCATCGATGAACCTCTGCGATGCATGTATCTTAGATTCATATTGGTTCCTACTTTCATTTGTAAGAGCTGTAATATCACGAATATATTTGTTTTGTGTGTCGATTTTTGTTTTGTTTATTTCTTGTGTGTGTTCTATATCTGATAGACGTTGTTTCAAACTATTTGATTTTTCTCTCAAAAGAACATTCATTTTTGAGAATACATTAATGTCAAGCAAATCTTCGATTACTTCTCTGCGTACCCATGCAGATAGCTGCATAAATGGAATAAACGAAGAAGAACCAAGCACAACAACTTGGTGAAATGATTTATGATTTAGTTTTAGAATATTTGCTTCTAAAATTTTTTGATATTCTTTTGAATGAGATGATTGATTAATCATCGTACCATTTTTCCAGATCTCAAATATTTGTGGTTTAATACCACGTACTACTTTAAACTGTCCTTGACCAATAGAAAACTCAACCTCAACCAAGCATCCTTTACCATTAATTGAATTAACCAATTGAGGTTTATTAATATTTCGGTGTGGCTTACCAAAAAGACTAAAGGATAATGCATCGAGCATAGTTGATTTACCAGCACCATTACCTCCTACTACTAATGTAGTTTTATGTTCGTTTAAATTGATTTCAGTAAATGTATTTCCAGAAGATAGGAAATTTTTATAACGAAGTTTATTAAAATTAATCATGCAACCTCAAGTGCTTGCGCTTCAATCATCAATTCGCGAACTTGATTTTTAATTTTATTTTTATCAAGCTCTGTTTCAACAGCATCAATATAAGTATCGACAATCTCTTGTGTATCGTCAAAACTCATATTGTCATCATCAACATTCTCACCTATAAATTCACTGAAGTTTTCAGCAATTTTCAATTCGTAAATATCTCTATTTTGAATGCGATCAACAAATCGATCAAATGTAAATTGATCTGCCTTATTGACCACTACGATCTTTACAAATTTATTATCTAAGTGCGAAACATCATAGTTATTATACTCTGTTTCGTTATCATTGTACACTATTTTTTCAAATAAAGTGTGCGGATTTTTAATTTGAGTAATCTCACGGGTTTCAGTATCAATTACTGCAAAGTGTTTATCTTCATGCGCATCATTCCAAAAGAATTCTAGCTGAGAACCAAGATACCAAATATTATCTTGTTTAGATTGGATATGATAATGGCCAGTCAACACTTGTTCAAATCTTTTAAATGGCGATGCATCTTGGCCATGCTCATTTTTTAATCCACGCATTACTTCAAAACCTTGAAGTTCTAAGTGACCACCCAACCAATCAGCTTTACATTCTGCTACAAATTTCATTGACGATTGATAATTTTCTGCATTAATCCAAGGCAACAAAGCAATCTTTAATGAACCATATTCCATGACTGTGGGTTCCATCACAATGTGGATTTCATTCATATAATGACCAAGACATTCTTTTAATGAGTTTAGATCATTAGTATTCTTAAAATACGTATCATGATTTCCTGGAATAATATCCATTTTCATACCATACTTTCGTAGAGGATCAAGAAATACCTTACGATTATGGTTGAGGGCTTTAAAGTTTACAAATTTCCTGTGGTCGTAATAGTCGCCCAAGTGTAAGATTTGTTCGATGCCATTCTCTTGACAGTAAGGAAAAAAGATTTCTGAGTAAAACTTCCCTGCATTTTCGAGAAAGATTTCGGAAGAGTTACGTATACCGCAATGCGTGTCATTTAATACTGCTACTTTCAAAAGAACCTACCTATAATACCAACTACTGCATGATAAGCCATCCAGCCGAAAGAGCCAAATACACATGCAAACAAAAGCATTTCAATACCATCGTGTGTAAGATAGTAATACTTTACTTTATTCCATAATTTTTTCATTTTAAAAAGTCCGATAAATCTGAGTCTGCTTTTACTTTACGCTTCTTTTTCTTTTTATCTTCGTCGTATAACTCTTTAACTTCAACATCAACATGTCTTACTTTTTCAATACGATCACGAAGTGTATCAACAAACGCTCCGACTACTTGCTGAGACATGTCATCGCCATGTACATTATCAACAAAATTTTCAATGCCAGATTTTGTTAAATACTTGAGTTTAATATCCTGCTGTTTCTTTTCTTTTGCAATACGTCGAAGAAATGCGTACCAAGTAATTTGAGTAAAATAAGCAAATGCGTTTGGTTTGCCAGTTCTTGTTGCTGCTTCAAGATTGTAGTTCTCAATAGCCTTCAAACAATTTTCAACAGCATCCATTACCATTTCTTCGCGATATGTGTAGCGAATAAAGTTAGATTTGTGAGACAAACCCTCAGCTATTCGTAAGAAACAGCTGGCAATATAGTCAGGTACAATGGGAAGTTGTTGTTGTTCATTTTTCTTAGCTTCTTGTACTGTTGTAACATAGTCAACAACAGCTTGAGAAAACTCGGCATTATTTACATAGTGTATGCTTGCGCGTTTTGTGCGTGCCATGTCGCCTCCTTTAATTATATAGATCAATTATATACTAATTTGCTGTAATTGTACACCCTATAATTTTATTCTTAATGTGAAAAATAGTGGTGTACTTTTCCGGAGAATATGGTATAATAATATTAAGGTTTTTCCGGTAGGGAGATACTACTCTTCGAGTGTTTTATACTGCCACTCATCTGTATGTCCAACAGACCATTTTGGTTCTGTTTCTACACGATAGTTTTGAGTACATACTTTAAAGTCTGGCGTTTTTAGCTTCGAAGGAATTAAACTACTATCTCGCCAGATTACGCGGTTGTTTGGTTGTGCAGCAAACTGTCCGTTATCTAAGCGAATAACGTTAAACGATTTATGCTCCGGATCGTGTTCAGAAAAATTAGTATCTAAAAGAGAATGATCCTGATGACAATTATCGATAGTAAATTCATATTCTCCTGTATGCATTTTTCTATCTTTACCGAAAAATTCACAATTAGATAGGAGAGGTTTTTGCGTGACAGTTAAGTAATAATCAAAGCAATCCCAAAGTTGCAAAACATCAAGAGGAAGTAGATCATCAGGATTGTAGTCATCTTTCCATAAAAAAGCAGATATAGGAAGTTTGTCATATAAAGCTCCGTATTCTGTAAGAAGAGTTTCAAAGTAAAGTGCTTTTCCTGTTATTGATTTAGCTGATACCCATATGCCCGGCGTGAGCTCACCGTGGCCTGTTTCTAAATCGTATAGGTATTCTTTTCTAACGTATACTGGTGTAGGTGGAAGGGGATGTATTAAAAAAGCCATTAGTGCATTGTCGTCCGTGGTTTAAATTGAATTACATTTGCTTCATTCGAATCAGAACTATTTTCATCTAAAGATTCTAGTTTTGCATCGATGAATGCATCCATTTCTTCTTCTGAAAGCTCAGATATATCGTCTGCTAGTTCTGATATATCAACTCCGCTTGATTTAAGTTTATTTATCTTGTCAGTTTCAATTAAAGAAGCAGCGTAATGATGCATCACTGTAGAAGAAGGAGTGGTTTCAGATATAACATGCACTCCATTTAGCACAGATAATTCGCTTAAGTCATCTTGAAATGTTACCCAAGGTTTAAAGGTATAATATCTGACACTGTTTTCATAATCATCTACAGCGATAATTCTCATGCATCTACGAACAAGAATCTCTGCACTTTCGTCATCAGAGTATTGTACAACTTCGCATATGATTTCATCATTATTAGTTAGTTTTAACTGTTTAATATCAAGTGTCATTTTTTAAATTTATCTTTACTGTTTTAAACGTAAAATTTTCTTTTTTATACATTTTTAATCTCTCAATAGAGTGTAAGAACGCGAAGTTTTTACGAGCTCTCCATGATAAATTATCTATAATATCATACAAGTTAGTCGTTCTACCATCATCGCTTTTTCGTAATCCTCTACCAATACTTTGTAATACTCTTATTTGTGATTTACTTGGTGATGCAAATATGATATTATGAAGGTTCTTAATATTAATACCAGTACTAAATGTTCCTAGCGATGCAACTATGATAGCATCATCTTGTTTTTCTACAATAGCTCTGATAGCTTCTCTATCTTCAGTGTCTGTTGATCCAGAAACGAAAAATACCTTTCTACCTTTATCAACTTTATTATCTATAACGTCGAATAAAACTTTCCCGTGCTTTTCTACAAATTGAAATAGCACTAGTGTATTACCTTTTAGATCTACTGAAAGATTAGCTATAAACTGATTTCGTTTCTGGTGTGTAACAATAAAATCTATTTCTTGTTGATAGGTTTGTTTGCCAAATGATTTTCTAAACTTCTCGTCGTATAAAAGCTCGACTCTCCTAATATCAAGTTTTGCGAGAGTATTGTTATCTTGTAAGGTTTTTGTTGTGGTAACGCGGTATATTTTACCGAATAAACCTTGGAGTACGAGTTCATGTGTTTGAGCTCCATCTAATGTACCGGTAGTTCCAAATCTATATTCAGCATCGCATGCTTTATTCATAATAGACATAAGTGATTTAGACTTGAAGCCATGACACTCATCGCCAATTACCATGCCAAATTGTTGAAACCATTGTTTAGGCAATTTATAAATCGATTGCCATGTACTGATTATAACATTTTTCGAAGTATTTTTATCTTTGCCGGAATAAATCCTATGACATTCGTTTTCAGTATCCATTCCGTACTGTGCGAAGTCATTATGCATTTGTTCAACAAGCGAAGTGGTTGGCACAATAACTAATATTTTCTTATTGATTGATAAAAGATCTAAATAATATTGTATAAGAACATATATAATTAGAGATTTGCCAGATCCAGTTGGTGACAGCAGTATTCCTCGTTTGCGGTGCAACCCGGTTGCTACTGCGTCAAACTGGTAATCTCTTATTTCAAATGGAAGATTTAACGAAGTGATGTAATCGTATAATTCATTTATATTAAGAGTATTGCAATCGTCAGGCTTGCCATAAAATTTCGAATCTTCTACTAGTAGTTCATACTCGCGGTGTTCACAGAATTTTAGCAGATGGCTAAATAATCCAGCTGGCAATTCTTGAGTAGACATCGCAAAAAGACGTATTCTACCATCCCAAAGCTTATTTCGAAATGCTGGCATGAATTTATAACCAGGCACAAAAAAACTAAAAAACTCGTTTAGTTCTTGAGCTGTACCTAAGTCACAGTCTACATGCATAAATGCATAATTTAGTAACCTGACTCGAATTGTTTCCATTTAATTATATTTGATATCGTCTGATGACGCCAGTTAAGATTGTTAATTATGTCTGTTAATGTATCTATAACTGTCTTATAGTACTGTATTTTTTCTTCAGATTTCTGAATTTCAGGATCGCTATCATAATAATAATCAAGCTCACCTTTAAGTATTTTAAGACCGTTAAAAGGATCAACTTCCCAACCAAGTTCCTGTAAGGTTTCATGATCCATCTTACCATTATAGTATAACCATTTCTGTTTTAATAAAGTTTTCTGTTGAAACTCGGCACGTTTTAGTTG